CTGCGAGTAATCGCAGAAGCCCGTGGGCACCACGTCAGCGCCACCCCAAGAAATAGACACAACATAATGAGATTTGCTTACTTGTTGGTTATCGTACTAGCACGAGTCATTACTTTGCTGCCCCTGCCCGAGTGGTGGGGGGTGGCCCTTACGCTTTCGGTCCCTACACCACTATTAATGATAGGGATTTACATCGTGTGGAGTGTCTCGCGCACACGTATACCAGACATTGAGACTGGTCTCTCATTCGCTCGAGTTAGACAATTGGGTAGCACCGGCGGCGGTTGTGTGGTCTGGGCCAGTGCCCATTTCATTACAGCGGTCACCGTGGCCGGTGGTGCGCTATCGTCTAGCTTTATACGGGTCAGGGATTGGCTCTTCCCCTGGAGGCGGATCACCACTATACGAAGGAAACGTAGAATGGCGAGACGACTCACAGTCGTGGAACAACCAGGACCGTGTCATGACTTCGTTCTTGAAGCGGCACGGGAAACGCGATACGAACTCAGATGCCCCAACCCCGAAACTAGAGGAAATAAGGAAATCATGTACGCAAAAGCTGCGGCATGTATTAAAGATCTTAAGACGAAAGATATCGGCAAACACCTTAGGGTGAGTGATGTTGATCACTTGGCCAATCTCTTCGTGCTCACTGCTCTTACCACTTATGAAATCGAAGTCGAGGTGGAGGATAATCTTATGTCGTGCGAAAATGTGGACATGTATGATCGCGTGCATGCACCACGTGTGATGGGGTGTGGCCTGTGGGGTTGGCTTTGTCCCCGTAGGCCAAATTTTTAAATTCCCTCAATATTGTGCCAGCCATTAACACGCGCACATCCATGTTAGGAGGAAGGTTACCGCGGAGGTTCAAGATCGGCGAGGAGCAGGTGAGTCGGGACGCCGCGGTTTACCAAGAATTCGATGAGGGTGAGCAAACTGTTGATGACATAGTGGTGAAGACACAATACTGGGGTGGCAAATGTAAAGAACGGTTTCTCTACCAGGTCACTGGCCTGGCTGATGCAGCTGTTAAATTTATAAGCGTCAACTCCAACCTTCACGTGGCATTCCACGCGATAATGGAGCGAATTTATTACCATATGGAGGGGGGTAAACTAACCAGGGTTTGGCCTGTTTGGTCCCCTAGGGTCAGAGACGAACTCAAATGGTTCACATCTGAGGTGCGACGTAGAGCCTTTCGAGCCGCGAAGCTCCAGTGGGAGGAATTTCCTGCTAGGTATGTTGGCCGTAAGAAAGTGATCTACGAGGAGGCACTTAAGAGTTTGGGTGAACGTGAGTTGACTAGACGAGACAGCTACGTTCGGTCTTTTATTAAGGCCGAGAAGTTGCCTTATGGCAAAAAGCCGGTAGTCCCCCGGGTTATCTCGCCTCGTTCTAGTCGTTACAACCTTGTGTTAGGTTGTTATCTGTCTCACATCGAACATGCTATCTACTCCATTGTGGATGACATAGTCGGTGGGAAAACAATCGTTAAAGGATTGAATTCTTTTCAAACCGGG